GGAGGAGTCGCGTAGCCTGATAAGCTCGATCAAAATCTGCAGCGCCAGAATAATCTTCTGGGCGGGCGCGGAGAGAAAGAATGTCACCAACTTGCTCATACTTTAGCAGGATGCTAATAGTAAGTGCTCGAGGGCAGTCAAGTTGAGCTAACAGCCGCTGAGCGGTTGAAAGCTCCCGACTAAGTTGAACTTTAGTCATAGTTACTTGACCCGTTCGGTCAGAACGGACGTTCGAACTCTTCGACCGCTTTGGTCACGGCCGCATTACTGAGGAAGTTCTTCAGAAATGCTGACACGTCTTTGCGGTTCTGCAGCGTCCCTCGGTTCGGAAGAACAAGCTCGAACTTACCAATGCTGGTATACGCCACGCGAGGAGCGGGGGTATAACCGGCATCGGAGCCCGAGATAACTTCCATAACGGGGATCGACACCTTCCCAGTGACTTTGTTCGTGTCCTTGCTCTGAACCAGAGCAAGGGTCACGGACGGCATGCCGAGGCCAATGCCCGAGGACCTATCGGTCCACGTGGCGAGGGCCGACGTGCAGTCTTGGGGCGTGAACGTTTTGTTCACGGGTGTTGCCTGGCCATCTGCCAGGACTAGTGCGGAGATTGCTGCCATTTGACTTTCTACATGTTAAAGGCGGTTGACTTGGAGTCGCGCACCTTTCTAAATCCACTACTCCAGAGCGCAAGCGCATTGGTGACGTGGACGACGGAGAAGGGATCCTTGAAAGCCGGAAGAGTAGGGAGCGGTGGATGTGCATAAACTAACCTAGCGACACGCAAGTTCACCTTTCGGGTGGGCCTGCCGCTAAGTCTGCTCATGCCTCCAGTGCCCCACTTCCATGTTCCGGAAACGGGACCGATGGAAACTTCCTGCCGTGATAGCAGAGAAAGATACCCCGTTTTGAAATCGAGGCCATCGTTATAGGAGAGCCGGCTAAGGAAATTGCCGATTGGAATGAACCAATCGATAACAAAGGAGTAGGGAAGTAATTCCCAAGCCAATGTTAGTGGGTCAGTTAAACCCAGCATTGCCCCCTGGCGAGTGAAGTCATTTCGAACCTGAAAGATAAGTTTGCACTTAGCTACATGTTCGAGCTTACCCCACTTCCAGAGAAAATAGCCGTAGTCACGACCATAAAGTTCGCCACTGAACTCAGGGAGATCAAGCTTTGCTACCTTCTCACCAGAAATGATGATAGGGTGGCTAATCATAGATCTCGCTAAGGACTCAGCGGCCCCTTTTACGTCTGACAAGAGAGGCTTCCAGCCGTACTGAAGTTCAAGCCAGATTTTCCCGAAATCCTTTGACATTCGCTTCGGATTCGCGGAGACACCAAGCGCATTCGCTGCGCCTTTGATGTTTCCTTTTCGAATCAATCGCATCGTGTCATGGAGCCGAGTAATCGTGCTATGAACCAGGTCGACTGTTTGCCTCCGCTCAGCAATCACTTGAGCTAAGTTTACCTTAGCATCTCGTAGATTGTCCATTGCACCGTTAATGGCCCTATTCTGCACACTAATGTCGTGAGACACATCGTTTTGCAGGTATGGCCAGTTCAAGGGGAATATACACCGTTGCGACGCCTGTCTCTCAGGGTTTTCGCTCGTCTCGTGGTCCCAATAAAGATTGGGCTGCGCGATATTCCAACGGAAGCAGTCGACATACCCAAAGTCATGAACTTTCTTCATTACCAGATGATATTCGTTATTCGTCAAGTTCCGGGGATAACCCGGACTCGTAGAACCAGCGAATTCTCTGTATAATTTTAGATCGTTATAGACCCAGGTGCCGACATGCTGAGTTGGTTGGTCGAAATTATCGACCGTTCGAACGAAAACGTTTTCTGGGTTAAG